GCGCCACTCATTCTTTCACCTCTTCGGCACCACTTAGAACTCTCATTTTTTCTAGTAGTTCACCTAATGGCTCGGTCATTAATGCACGGCAGCAACTGACATAGATTGGTGCAAACATTCGGCCACTATCGGATTCTTCTCTACGGTTTAGGTACTGCTCAAAGAATTCCTTCACACATTCTTTTAGTTCATCAGGTTGGTTCATTTTTTACTTTGGTTGTGCATATCCCATAATACTACAGCAATGGTAATGGCTATGGTTACAATAAAAATGATTACGTCAATGGTCATGGTGAGGCATCATTTCATAGTCATCTGGCAGGTCTTCTATACGTAGGAATATAGGGTTTAGTTCTTTTAGCATATCAAGTTCTCCTTGAATAATTGGATCATCCGACTGTAGGTCTTTAAACTCTATCAATGCATTACCTCTGGGCTCTTTGGCGTTTTTACTGCCACTTCGGATAACAACTGGCGGAAGTCTTGGCCAGTACCACAGCTCTCGTTAATCAGCAGAATTCTAGCAAGTACAATAGAGGTAAAAGACAATGGCGGTAATTGGTATTTACCTATCATGTCACCAAAGGTGGCATCAAGTTCGTTTATCATTTTAATTAGGTTATCGTCAGTCATTCTTTGGCTCTTGTATGATAATGGGTACAGGCGGTTTTCTCAAAGCATCTTCAATCATCTCGGTTAAACTCTTGCCCTTGGATGGTCTATAGTTCGGGTTGCGGTGTGTCTCGGCCAACATCCAATCTGGCATTGGCTCTACATCATCCGGTTCACCCCAATGGTTATTTTGCATATACTGTATTGCTTTCTTCTAATCGATTGTAAACTGTATGAAATACTAAATCGGTTGCACCTGTATTATACACTCTATGTAAATGACCATCAGGCACCAATACAATAGAACCGGCCTGAACATCTACGGTTTCAATGCCAATCTTTATTCTACCTTGGCCAAACTGAAAGAAATAAACCTCTTCCACGCCATCATGGAAATGGCCCTTTGTCTCTTGGCCACTATGCAATATAATCTGTGATAATACCAGTTTATCCAACTTCAGGTTATCTATAACAGAATAGACCAAGGTGTGACGTTCATCATCACCTTTAATGTTATAGTTTTCATAATGGTGTATCATTACCAACTCCATACATTAACATCATAGCATCCAATACACAATCATCAATAGGATTATGCTTAGTGATATGCAAATCTTTATCGAATGTCTCAACCCAAGGCGGTGTTACCACTTTGCAATAACCTACTGTAGTACCATACAAAAAGTCAATGGCAGTACGGACATCACGCCACCGTTGAAATGGCCAGATAGGTTGAATCTCTAGTTGTTCTTCAAATGAATCCAGTATCAATTGGTCAAGGTTGCCACGTGCCCATATCCAACAGTTGGTGTCGTTCTTAGACTTTGCCCATGCCCTCATGTCTTCATAGCCATTCTCAAACTTAACATCAATTGCCTTATTTGGCTTGAGTGATACAGTACGGACATTCTCACATTGCTTTGACCACCATTCCATTGTACTCTTACCAACTCTGCGGTTCAACCTCTTGATTTGGTCTTCAACGTCAAACTTTACAAAGAATGCCGACTCACGTAGTTCGGTATGTGATGGTGTCTTGGTCGTGTCAAAATAGATTGCCGCCATGCTCAGTATAACCGAGTTGGACTCTTTACCTAGTGTCTCCACATCAAATATAAACATTATTACCTTTTCTTAAAGTTATCAATTTCATCAACCCATGCCTTTGTTTGGTCAAAGGATTTCTCTTGTATCGTTGGCTCTTTGTACGTCTTACGAGGACTTGAGCACATCGGACAATTAGGCACACCACAGTCCAATGCATGATGCTTGACTAGTTTGTGCGGTTCTTTTATCTCTATGCCATGTGCCTTAGCAATCTTAACTTGTTTTTTAATTGCAGTATCATCAGCATGTAGCCGACTGCTATGTTTGTCTCTGTCTTCTTGCTTGCTCATATAACCATCCTTATTTCTTGGTTTGTAACTCTGCAATACGGCTGCGTAACTCACTTGTGGAATATTTGTGTGTGCGTTTATTGAAGTAAACCTCAATCGGCAGGTCGTTGCCAGTGAATGGTTTATCTTTATAATCCTCACCTAGAATACGAACATCAATATTGTATGCTTTTAGAATTTGAATCAAATCATCTTCTGAGGCATATACCACTATCTCATCAATATACTTGACCGCTTCAAGTTGAATGAACCTCTCAGTTATACTCTGTACAGGTTTATTCTTTGTTGCACGGTCAATAGTGGGATCGGTTTGCAGGCCAACGATGAGGTAATCACATTGTGCCTTGGCCTCTTTGAGCATTAGAATATGACCTGCATGTAACAGGTCAAATGTTGAACATGTAAACCCTATTCTCATAGACCAAACTTATTTTTAATACTGGTAACACATCGTTGCTTTGTACCACCAATCATACCCTTGTCAAAAGAAGTGTATGCATGGGTTTCATCGGCATCTCTAACTGCATATATGCATTCCTCAACTATCAGTCGGCATAGTTTGTTCAGGCAGGCTTGTGCTTGGGGGTTGTTCGGTAGATGGTAGTTTATCTCCGACTGCTCTATCAAATGGTTCATAATGTTTAATCTCATATGGTATGAATGGCGGCCTAGGTTTGGCTAACAATTCATCTAATTTAAATTTGAATCTTGGTTGCATTATACACTCTTTTTTGTGATATAGTGGCAATAATATGTAGGCAACCAAAAAGAAACCCGCCGAAGCGGGTTGTTATACTTAGTTATTAATAACTAAGTATAATTATAGGCGGGTTGGTTTAAATCTCATTCCAGTCGTGAGGGTCTAGTTCTATGACAAGGTTTATAAAGTCTACCGCATCATTTTCACTACTAAATTCTCTAATGACCGTTTGGCCTGTATACCTTGAGGTAAACACCAACATTATGTGGTCATCGTTATAAATTGAAAACTTAATAATCCAACCATTACGCTCGGTTGGTGCCCACGATTGTGCCGTGAAAGCTATATCCATGAATTTCTTGGATGGTCTATGTGCAATTAGTCTTTTCATATGTCCCGGTCTCCTCAGGACATATGTATATGCAATTAAAGCTTGATGGCTTTGGCTGCCTTCTCGGCAACTTCTTTCATTGCTGTTGTAGACAGCTCAACCACTTCATTGGTTGTACGGTTCACTTGTTTTGTGAATGTGCGTTGTGCTTCAACGAAATCTTTAATAGATTCTTTGATTTTGTCATCAAACACGAATGTGTCAACGACCTTGTTTTTTGCATCTTGTACTTGGTCAACGAAGTAGTTTGCAAAATATAATGGTGTGAAAATAGAATTGGCCATGGTTTATCTCCTTAGACGATAGTTGAATTAACGGCGGGTTGCACCGTATTTGAAGTCTCGGTATTCCTTAGTGAAACTACCGAGGGTTGCAAATGCTTTGTAAATGGTATGTAAAATGTTTTTCACAGATATGCCTTATGTTGGTTACGTTCAAACTCTCTAACATAGTGTTCCAATTGTGACGAATCAGTTACATTACGGCTAGAAAGATATCTGTCCAAGCGTGATTGGTAACTGTTGCCTTCAAAGAAGGAGAATAGGTAAGAAATGAGTCCGAACATAAGTGTTTACGATATTAGTGATTATACTACTATATATGTTGCAATGCAACAATTTTCACTAGAGTTCGGACTCTATTGCCTCAGTCTATGGCATCTTCATATTGTAGTTTGGCAAGAATGTAGTCTTTCACCAATGATGAGCGTACAATATCATCAGGTGTAAACTCAATGCGAGTGAAGGCATTCATGTGGTGTGCCACATCAAAGAATTTAAGAATGCCTGATACATCATTCTTCTTCTTATTCAGGTCGGTCTGCCTGTAGTCACCACACCAAATAATCTTTGAACGATAACCAACACGGGTCATTACTGTATCGATTTCTTCAAAGGTCATATTCTGCATCTCATCTACAATAATAATGGCATCATCAAAGGACATACCACGAATGAATGATGTAGATATGAATTCAATGTGGCCTTGTTCCTCTAGTCTATCCCATGCATCCTTACGACCAAATAGTGTCTCACAGATTTGGCGATAAGGTTGTTGATAGATTTCCATCTTCTCATTCACATCACCTGGCAGGTGGCCAATCTCACGGCTTTGTACAGCAGAACGTACAACAATAATCTTACCAAATGGATTGGACTTATCCATCACTTCTTCAATGGCTTTATACAATGCACAGAATGTTTTACCTGTACCTGCAACACCATGTAGTGCTACAAAATAATCTCCTCGTTTGTATGCATCAAAGAATAGTCTTTGATTCTCTGTCAATGGGTCAAATGTTTTAAGGTCATCGAGCCTCAGTTTGAGGTGATTGCTTGGTCTTGAAACTCTTTCAGTTTCAATGATTGTATTGGCAGTTGTCTTGCGAGCCATAGACTTCCTTCTCTTAGGTAGCGAATCGGGTTCTTTACAGTATTTCATAGTTTATTCAACACATGAGCCTTGTGTATTTTACAAGACACCCATGAGTTGTAATATTCCGTGGTTAGTAGTGCATCTCTGATAAAAATCTCCTTAGTTTCTCTATATGAACATTCAGACCTAGTTTTGCATAGGTACAATATCTTACGAGCAAAGTTCTTTTCTCCTAGTTTCTTAACATCAGCCTTTAATTCTTCAGACGAAGACCAATAGTTCTCCCATCCAGAGGATAGGCGAACCTTTTTCTTTTTGCCTTTGATTTGTCTTGTGCCGGCTCGTGTGAATAATTTCTTACCCACATACTTGCGGCTATTCGTTAGATTGGTGATTTCGTAAATGAATCCGAAATGGCCACCAATCATATCTTCTGTAAATTCTATATTGTTATACAACCACATTAATCATCCTCATCTTCTGTATCGCTCTCTAGTATATATTCACTACAGAACGGACAGAAATGAGGATCATCTTCACATTTTTCTACATCATATTTAATTGTAAATTCAGAATCACAGTTGTTACATGTGTGATGAATTGTAGCCATCAGTTACACCAGCTTTGTTTTGCCTCGCCATAATACTCACGGGCATATCCATTTGTGATTAACATTTGGCGCAAACTTTTACCATCAAGCAATACATCACCCAATACACGGCCACCATACTTGTCCCAATCCATTAGGACAACTTGGCGTTTAGTTGAAGCATTAACGGCAGCCTTAGTGAAAGCAGTTGCAGCTTCACCTCTTGCAGCTTCACTAGGACACAATGCACGATGGCCTTTCTCAGGTGTATCAACACCAAATACACGAATGCTAAGTTCTTTCTTTAGTGGGTCAGGTAGAAAGTTGGCTTGAAATGCAACTGTATCACCATCAATCACTCTAGTCAGTACCGTATCATAGGTCACACCAGGTTTTTGCTTGCCTTGAGCAAACGCAATGAAAGGCACCATAAGTGCGATAACTAGTAATTTCTTCATATTAATCCTTTTTATTGTTTTCTTTAAATACTAATTTGGCTGAGCCAATAGTTCCTGGCATTGGTAAGACTAGTTTATCTTTCTTACCAAATATCTGGTCGTAGTTGTTACTAAACTTATTATGATCCGTAGGTCTTTGTTTAGACCCTTTACCACCATCCGACATTATGCCCACACCTCATCCCAAGTGCCTGTATGTGCAGCCTTGGCATAGTCTGTAGACCTGTTCTCAAAGAAATTGGTGTGTGTTGGTGCATT